CCAGATCTTAGTGGATTTGATAAAGAAATTGCACTTACAAAAAAAGAAATGGAAAGCAAAACTGATCTTATACAAACAGAAGTAAACATGATTATACAAGAAATGGAAATGATTATGTCTGAGATTCGCCTTGTGAGTGATGTTGCCAATGAACTTAAAAACGATCTACGTATGGATGTAAGACGCGTTGAAAAGATAGTCAATGATGTAGAACAATTAGTTAAAGAAGATTCGAGAGAAACCAGCCAGGAGTTAAGAGGTACCACGAAGGACATTCGGGAAGACATGGCAAGATTAACGGATAAGTTGGAGCAAGCCATGACTGAGCTAGAAGAAAAGATAGATAAAAGAATAAAACGTGCCTTGGAAAACCCTTTAGGCGCATCCTAATTAGCGTAATCTATTATTTGTTTTAACATACTATGCACACCATTGTTTCTACCTGGTGTAAGCAATGTATCTAATTTTAATTCCTTAAAGTTATCTTGATCAAACTCATTGATGTCCTGGGCGCTCGAGCCACTGTACACGTCTGCTATCAAACACACCATGCCTTTAGATATAAGCGCCATTGAATCAGCACTAAAGTATATTTTATCATCTACGTAATGTGGTACTAGCCACGTTGAAGTTTGACAACCAATAATTTCAAACTCTTCCATTTTATATTTAGCTCTCATCGGTACAGAATTTTTACCAAAGTCCATAATCCATACGTACTTATCTTGATCATCTTCTATATTACCAAGTATCTGTACAAACCTATTTAGTTTAGTTTGTATTGGTCCACATTCTTGACAACAATCAGGTGTGCCACATTTATCGTGTTTCATTATCCAAATCCCTTTCTATATTTTCTAATTCTAGCGTAAGGTGAATCTTCAGGAGGTTCATATCCATTTTTCACTTTCTCTCTATATAGTGCACCCAACACAGCGTTTCTACTTACACCCATAACTTCACCAACGGACCTTGCAGTGTGTGTCTCTAGTAGTTCTTTTGCCATTTGTAGCTTATCAGCCGTCCAATCGTATTTTTTCATCTTTTACCCGGGTACAAACACACAGCCCACTTCTTTAAAGCCCGATACCGGGCAATTATGAGCTTTTTTATTTGGCGGAAAACCGTTGTTTTTTCAACGGGTTCCCAAACGGCCATTTCTTCGTTATTTCTCCAATGTTTCGTCATCTTTGCTTCTATCCGGCATATTTATAATGTTTGATTCTTCTTTAAACTTTATTTTTGCATTAAAAGCAATAGTAATACGTTGTCTATTACTTCTGTTTATGTCTACATCATGTAATAAATAAGATGGAAAACACAATATATCACCATCACTTGGTTGATGTGCTATCATGTTAGCATGTGGCATATGATTAGGTATCATACGATACATTTGTTCATGTGTTGCAAATCTAATTAGACCTGTGTTAGATCCTTGTACATAATACACACCAGATAAATCTGCATCTGCACGATAGTGTGAATGAAATATGTTGTTGCTACCTGTCTCATTTACATTTGTCCAATATGTTATACTTGCATCCATGGGTTTTTTAGGAAAGTAATGATCCATGTAAGCTGACATAATCATGCCAATTGGTTTCATTAATTCTTTCTCACATTTATATTTAAACATGCTACGCCAACAACCAGGATTAGTGCTTATCATACCACCAGGATTGTCACCTCGTTCTTTTTCTATTTCTGTTATTAATAAATTATTTAGATTTTCATAATTGTTATACCTTTTGTAAAACAATCGTGTATCTTGTACAGGTATTTTACTTATTACTTCGCTCATATTTCTCCGTTGCGCAAGCAGGTCCACATAAGAAATGCAACTTATGTTTTTGCTGCGGATTAAATTTTTTATCTGTCCAGTACAATAGTCTAGTAAACCATTTGCCACAATTGTAGCATCTAAACTCTGGACCCTCTTTTACAAACTTACGATCAAACTCCACAAAGTCCTTCACATTCATCTGCAAACTCTTCATCAAATGTTTCACCAAATAAACTTTGTTGTTTCTTTGGTTCTAAGAAATCTATATCTCCTAATGGTTTCGCTGATTTGTGTAGGTACAATTTAGCCTCAGAATTTTTTAATCCATTTCTAATTTTATCATCTACTTCTACAGCATCAGCAAAATCTTCTGGGTAATTTTTTTGCATATTACGCCATTGATCATTGTGATGATAAGGACAACCAATACAAGATGATTTACCAGGCATAGGATGTTTTTTTATATCTCTATACCATTGTAAACAATCCATACGTGACATACGCATTTCAATCAAAGGCCAACGTGATTCTAACCACGGTAATCTAGCTTTTTTCATACGCATAGCTTCGTCTGTAGATATACCTATCCATTGTTCTACGATCACATCTTTAGGTACTCTATGTTTTGGTTTAACTCCTAATAATTCTCTAATCTTTTTTTGTATAGGAATAACTTTATAATCATGTGTACACTGACGATAAAGCATTCCTACACGTCCACCTTTTCGTGCAGCAAACAGCGGAGGGTTTGGTACACGTCCAGCAAATGATTTCTCCTCTTCTCTAGACCCTGGTATTGGGTTCGCTGCTTTGATGAGGTCTTCTCTGATGTTTCCTCTCTGCACAGTGATCAGTGGACAAATCGTTATGGCCTTTTTTAAATATTCTACATGTTCATATACAAACTTAGGTTCCCACCCTGTGTCTGCAAATATCATATAATCTGGTTTGTGTTTTGTTAATCCTTCTTGTGCCATGAGCGCTAGACATGACGACTGCACACCGGCTCCCAATGACAATATACGAATAGTGGGCTCACGTTGTTCACCTTTACCCTCTGTACTATCGTACTCTGCGCGGTTACCATTCTTAAGTAAATTGATTGTCTTAAAATATTTAGGCTCTGCTGTAGCTGCAACTGCTGCCATGTTGTTGAGTTTCTTTTGATCAACTTTGTTAGACATTTGTTCGAGTACTTTTCTTCTTTCGTACTCCATTTGCTCTGGATTAATTGCAAAATTACTTTTTACATTGCCAGCTCTTGCTTTTCCTTGTTCTCTGTATCCTGGTTTTTTATCAGCCATTGTCACCCCAACTCTCTCCAAGATCCACGTCCACTTTTGAAGGCACCTCTAATTCTACACATGTTTCCATAATATCTTTTATTTGTTTCGCTTGTCTCTCGTCTTGCACAGAACAATCTAATTCATCATGAACTTGAATGAGGGGTATTATACCTAAATTTTCATAAACATCAACCATAGCTTTTTTAGTTTGATCTGCAGCTGAGCCTTGAATTAGTCTATTTAACGCCTTGTAAGTGCCATATCTTTTAATAGCATCACCGTATTCTACCTTCGCTTGGTTCAACGGTAACGGTTTATGTACACCCCAAGATGTAGGCTCCCACAAATCAAATCTACATTTACGACCAAGTAAAGTTCTAATTACACCTTTAGAATTTGCACGATTCATAACAGCTTCTAACATGCCTTGCATAAATGGAACACGTTTACGGAAGTCTGTAAGCATCTCTTTTGCTTCTAATGGCTCTAGATCTAACTCACGCGCTAATTTGTTATAGCCCATACCATACATAACACCCAGACCAATTGTTTTTGCTAATCTTCTGTCCACTCCTGCCATGTCTGCTGTCTGTTGGTGAAAGTCTAAATCTTTCTTTTGATATGCTTCTTTTACATCATGTGCACCCGGTTGGTCCACGAGGCACGCCCAATGTGTCAAGAGTCTTGGTTCTTGTTGCGAGTAATCTGCCTTGAGCCAATATTGACCCATCTCAGGAATGAATAACTTCCTAACGTCTTTCGCAAACTGACCACGGCTGGGTACCTGCTGTAAGTTAGGGTGATTATAAGAAAA